AATGCGAACAAAGAATGTTCAAAGGCAGTTCTTCAAGTTAGTTCAGGTGGTCTTGCTCACATAGACTTCAAGATAGACGACTTTTCTGTTAAGTATTACTTAGTATCACAACAGGTATAATATGAGTTCACACGGATTATGGGTAGAAAGGTATAGACCACAAGACTTAACAACTTATGTTGGTAATGAACAACTAAAGTCTAAAGTTGAAAGGTTTATAGAAGAACAAAATGTTCCACATCTATTACTATATGGTAGAGCTGGTGGGGGTAAGACAACTCTTGCTAAGATTATAATTAAGTCTATTGAATGTGATTATCTTTATATCAATGCTTCCGATGAAAGAAACATTGACTTGGTTAGAGACAAATTAAAGAGCTTTGCTTCTTCGGTTGGTTTCAAACCAAATAAAATTGTAATCTTAGATGAGGCTGATTATTTGAATATCAATTCTGCCCAACCGGCTCTCCGTAATCTGATGGAAACATTCTCTGCTCATTGTAGGTTTATCTTAACCTGTAATTATGTTGAGAAGATTATTGACCCGATACAAAGTAGATGTCAAACTTACAAAATCATTCCACCATCAAAGAAAGATGTTGCTGTTCACGCTAAGTATATCTTGGAACAAGAGAACATCTCATTTGATTTGGATGATTTGGCTTTGGTTGTAACTGCTGGTTATCCTGACTTACGAAAGGTAATCAATGACTTACAAAGACAATCAATAGATGGTAAGTTAAAGATAGACAAAGATGGTATGTTACATAACGAGTTTAAACTTCAGTTCTTAGAGATGATACAAAATGGTGTTGATTTAAGAACTATCCGTAAGTTTGTAGCTGATAGTAACTTTACAGATTATACAGAGCTATATAGGTTCTTGTATGATGAGGTAGAAAACATATCAGTTGATAAACTACCGGAGATTATCGTTGATATATCAAATGGTGCTTATCAAGATGTCTTATGTGTCGATAAAGAAATAAACTTTATTGCTACTATTTCTAATATTCTAAGGAGAGTATCATGAGTACAAAACCAATGAAACCATTAGCTCAACCCAAACAACAAGTTCAAGTTGATTTAACTCAAGCAGACACGATGGCTTGTCAAAAGTGTGAAAACAAAATCTTTATACAAGGTTATATCATAAAGAAGATTTCTGCTATACTTTCCCCAACCGGAAAGGAAGTAGTAGCACCGATACAAGTATTTAATTGTGGAAGTTGTGGTGAGTTATTACCAATGGGTGGGGAGTTGGATGAACTTATTTAGTTGGATAGATGAACTATTCGTCAAGAAAAGACCTTGGGATAGTTTTTCAGCTGAAGACAAAAAGAAGTTTAGTCCCTTTATGGTAAATCGTTACCTAAGTATGAATGATGATTTTCTACCAATAGTAAATCACTTTCAGAATCTAACGATTGAGGTAATGCCAATAGGAGTGGTATATAAATTTTACTGCTCCTTATTACCAAAGAAAAAAACTTATCTAAGATACCTTAGTGGAAAGAAAACCAAAACAAACGAAAAGGTTGTCCCTTTCATACAAGAATATTTTGAAGTTAGTAAGTTACAGGCAAGTGAATACTATAACTTAATGACTACTGATGAGTTAAAGCTACTATTAAAACAATATGGTAAAACAGATAAAGAAATAAAAAAGATGGGTGTTAAATGAGTAAATTATTTTTTGCTGTATTACTATCGGTTGTGGGAAATGTTATAGCTTGGTTTCATATGCAAGGTCAATTTAAATATGAATGGGCTAAAAGTATTTGGTGGATAATATGTGGTGGTATACCAATTAGTTTTTGTTTTTATTACAGCACTCGTTGGTTCTATGAATACTTTGGTAATTATTGGTATGTTAGACCGGTTGGATTCGGGTTGGGAACAATAACATTTGGTGTATTAACATGGTTGTTACTAAATGAAGTACCAGACACAAGAACAATTATATGCTTGTGCTTATCTGCTGTTATTATCATGATACAATTATCACATTTAATTATTAAATAGAGGAAGTTATGAAAATAAAAGAACGAGAGTTAATCAACGAAGGACATCCTATAGTCGAACAGATGGAGAAAGAATGGCCGGAAATGACTAAGGAGTTTCGTAGATTACAAAGAGAACAATATGAACTATTTCTTAAAAAACAGCATGATTATGGTCCTGGTAATATTTCCGTAGGAACACAATTACAGACCGAAGAAGAAGTTCATCTATCACTTACCGGTTTATGGTTTCGTATGAACGATAAGATACAGAGACTAAAAACTTTACTAATGAGTGGTAGAGACAATGCAGTACAAGGAGAACCTATGGAAGATGCTTACTTAGATGTATCTAACTATGGTATAATGGCAACAATTGTTAAAAACGGTAAATGGGGTAAATAATGGAAAGACATTGGGGAATAAAGAAAGAAACACCAGTTAGAAAATCTAATGGTGATGCTGCTGAAAAACATATTTCAGTACAAGATAATAAGATATATTTCTATTCCGGCGTAAACAGAAACTCCTGTAGTGAGTTAAACAAAAAAATTGGTGAGTTAGAAGGAAAGTCCTTGACTTTGTCACAAACTCTTGGTATATTACCACCACCTATTAAGATACATATTAATTCAGGTGGTGGAAGTATAGTAAGTGGTATTGCTTCTATGGATACCATGCTAAGATGTAAAGTTGATGTGGAAACTTATGTTGATGGATTCTCTGCTAGTGCTGGTACATTTTTAAGTGTGGTCGGTAAGAGAAGGTTTATGAGTAGAAACTCTTATATGTTAATCCACCAATTAAGCAGTAACTTTTGGGGAACATATTCCAATTTTGACGATGAAAAGAAAAACTTAGATTTAATGATGAAAACGATAAAAGACATTTATAAACAATACACTAAATTACCTATGAAAAAACTTGATGAAATGCTAAAACACGATTTAATGTGGGATGCTCAAACTTGTTTAAAATATGGGATGATTGACGAGATAATATAATGGGACATGTATCACATAGTCAGTTTGTTTCTTATAGTGAATGTAACCTCAAGTGGAAACTTCGTTATATAGACAAGCTAGGAACTTTTACAGGCAATATACATACTCTTTTTGGAACTGCTATGCACACCGTGATACAAGAATATCTCACGGTGATGTATGGTACTTCTATCGTAGCTGCTGAAGCACTCGACCTAAATGGTATGTTGAAAACTGAAATGATGGGTGAGTTTAAACTTATAAAAGAAGGTCAAGAAACCTTACCTTGTAGTCAAGATGAAATGGTTGAGTTTTATCAAGATGGTTTGGCTATACTTGAACATTTCAGAAAACATCGTGGTAAGTATTTCATGAAAAAGAACTACGAGTTAGTTGGGATTGAGTTGCCTATAACTATAGAACTACAAGAGAACGTAGAGTTAAAAAGTTTTCTTGATGTTGTGATACGAAATAAGATATCAGGTAAGATAACTATTATTGACCTTAAAACTTCTACAAGAAGTTGGACAGATTATCATAAGAAGAACTTTTACAAGAAAGCTCAGTTATTACTTTACAAACAATTTTATTCAGAAAAGTTTGATGTTCCATTGGATAAAATATCTGTGGAGTTCTTGATACTAAAAAGAAAGATAGCAAAGAAAAGTGACTTTCCTATCAGTAGGTTACAGAGATTTGAGCCTGCTAATGGTAAAGTTAGTGTAAATAAAACTATGAAAGCCTTTACAGAATTTCGTGAGGCTATCTATGATAAAAGTGGAAACCATAAAACAGATAGAAATTACAATGCTTCTCCTGGTAGTGCTTGTAAGTTCTGTGAGTTTGTAAAAACGGAGCATTGTGAGTGGGGAAAGATACTTTAAAAATAGAAATAGTAGGTAGTCGTAAATACGAGAACCGAAAGAAAATAAAAGAATTTATTTTTAAATTAAAAAATGAAAAAGGTTCTGATACTATTGTAGTTGGTAATGGTAGTAAGTTTGGTGCTGGTAAATATGTAAAAAAATATACATTGGAACTAGGACTACAATATCAAGAATTTCCACCATTTCATGATACTTGGAATATTTATTGTCCTAAAAATAAATTAGATTATGGAAAACCATATAATGCCAAAAACTACTTTGCTAGAAATAAAATAGTAGCTGCTTACTCAAACTATTTAGTAGCATTTATTCCAAGAGGAGATAATTCATTACATGCTAAATCTACGGTGAATTATGCTAACAAGTTTGGAAAAAAAACCCTCGTTA